CAGTAGCAGTCTATGGATTGGCGGTTTAATAATGACAACAAAAGAAGAAATAATTGCAGCAATAAAGGCAGAAAATCCAACCTTGCGCGCAGGTAGTGATGAATACGGCTATGTAGATTTAACTGTTGAAGAATATGAAGCAGAAGTTAATCGGTGGGCAGATGCTCGTTTGGCAAAACTAGCAAGCAAGGAAGCCTTGAAAAAAGCCGAAGAAGATAAGGCAGCACTTCTAGCTAAGTTAGGCATTACTGCCGATGAAGCAAAGCTACTACTTAGTTAAATGCAGACTAGCTACAACGGTTGGCCGGCCTCTAAAGACCAGAACGAAATTGGAGTTAAAGCTTTTCCAGTAGAAGGAACGGCTTTAAAGATTCGCTGCTCGGAAAAAGTCGCGCCGCTTCTTATCGGTTTCGCTTCCGAGTTTAATAAACTTATCGAACCTCTAGACGGTTCTACCTTCGACGATTGGGGTTACTGCTATAGAGATGTTCGCGGAGTAACGGGTAAATTAAGTAATCATTCTTCCGGCACTGCGATTGACCTAAACGCTACTAAACACCCTCTCGGAAAGGTCGGAACCTTCGACGCTTCTAAAGTCCCGATGATTCGCGCGCTCGCTAAGAAGTACGGCCTTATCTGGGGAGGCGACTGGTCTAGGAAAGATGAAATGCACTTCGAAATCGGTATTAACCCGGCGAAGGTCGTCGCGTTGATTAAGAAGCTAGAAGGAGAAAAATAATGAACGAAAAGGTAAAAGCGGCGGCCTTGTCGTATTTCAGAGCGGCGGCGGCCTCGGTCGCGGCTATTTATATTAGCGGAATTACCGACCCTAAAGTCTTAGCGAACGCTTTTCTCGCGGGACTTATCGGGCCTCTTCTAAAAGCTCTAGACCCTAAAGATTCGTCTATCGGGCTAGGTTCTAAGTAATATGGAGTTCCAGGCATGGGTGGCCGTAATAGTAGGCGTTATGGCCATTCTGTCTGGGCTTTACGCGGCCGTCCGCTTTATAGTTAAAGCTATGCTTCACGAAATAGGGCCGCAGGCTAACGGAGAAAGTTTAAAATCTCAGGTTAACCGGCTAGAAGCCCGACTAGACCACATTTACACGATACTTCTAGAGCGATAATCGTTATAAAACCGTTACCTATAAATCCCGTTTTAGTCGTAGCTAGGGCGTATTCTTTTCTCATCTAGAGGGCCTCCTCTAGATTACGAAAGGGCCTAAAATGTCTAGAATGGCAGATTTACACATAGAAATAGCAGAGTATTTAGCGAGTAAATCCCCGGAGTTTTCTAAAGCCTGGGAATGTGGTTGCTTAGACTGCGAAGTTATTACGATTAAAAAAATAGACGAAGAATATAAGAAACAGAGCGCAGGCTTTAAAGCTCTAGCCGGGGTCGGGTTATGACCGCCTTTATCGCAGACCTCCCTCTCTGGGTCTATATCCTCGCTATCTTTTCTTTTCTTTATAGCGTTTCCGCTCTCGGTTATCTCCTCGGAATCGAAGTAGGTCAGGAACGCGGCTTTCGCCTCGGTTACGCTAGAGGAAAGCTAGTCGGTACGCAGGAAGCGAACTATTACTTTAACTCCGGTAACTGGCCTCCTACGGACGGAATCGTAAATGACTAGGCGAGAAGTAGGCGATAACGCGATTATTTCTAACCTATCTAAAACCTCAGTTCGAGCCGCGATTAAGGCTTATCCGAGGTCTGGGTCTATTCGTTTAAAGGTGTATCACTTTATTATTCGACGCGGCCTCGACGGCGCGACCGACCAGGAAATAGCGATAACCCTACAGATTTCAGAAAATACCGTCCGACCTACTCGAAAGACTTTAGAGATAGACGGCTTCGTTCGGGACTCCGGACTTACTAGAAAGAACCGTAACGGTAACGACTGCATAATTTGGAGAGCCTCGGAAGAAGGAATGATTCTATGAGCAATTTTTCGATAGACCCTAGTTATCAGGAAGTCGCAGAGCGTATGAAGTTAGCTCGCGAACTCTGGCCTAACTGTATTTTTAGAGCCGCTAATCCCGAAAAGCCTTTCCATATAGTAGAGGTTCAGGGTACGACTTACATTATCTACACGGCGGCTTTATACCGAGACGCCTCGGACGAAAAGCCGGCTATCGGGACGGCCTGGGAAGAAGTACCGGGACGGACGCCTTATACGAAAGGTTCCGAGCTAATGAACGCGGAAACCTCCGCTTGGGGTAGAGCCTGCGTCGCTGCGGGTATTCCTGCTAAAAAGATAGCGAGCTTCGAAGAGGTAAGGAACCGACAGAGCGCGCCGGAAGTTAAACGCGAAAGCGCGAAGGATATAGATACCTCCGAACTAGACGCCTGGAATACCGGGACGATAGTAAAAGTCTTCGACGCCTGGAACTGCGTCCATGGCCCTAGAGTCGTTCGAGAAGGCGAGAAAAACGGTCGCGCTTATTACGGCATGGCCTGTTCTAAGACTCTTAACTCCGGCGTTCAGTGCCAGACGAATTGGTTTGTTTTAAACGCCTCCGGTTCCTGGGTTCCTAAGTTAGCTGCGGTCGAATAATGGGCGAAATGGAGCTTATAAATCTCGATACGAAAACTAAAACGATTATCTATAACGGCGAAATAACTAGAATCCCCGTCGAATACTGCGATAACTGCTCTAGCTGGCAGAACGCGGTCTACGGGTCGTTTCAGAGAGGCTTAGGCGGAGAAAAACTTATGTGGTTTTGCTCCGGATGTAAATGACCGAGCCCGATTACTTCGCCGAACCTACCTTATTCGGAGCGGACGAAGATTATATAGCAGACTTATTCGACCGCTTTATAATGCCCCCTTACTCCGTTCTCGACAGAAAACAGGGAACGTGGATGCGCCGTAAAAAACAATGGCTTGCGCTAGGGATTCAGTCAGAGTTAGGTAGAGACTCTAACCTTATCTGGGCTCCGGTAGGCGATAACCCTTCCGACATGGTTCAGCGAATGCGAGGAGTCGTCGAGGGGACTAGCGTTTTTGACCCTGTTCTAGTCGAATGCGCGGTTCGCTGGTACTCAGCTCCAGAAGGTACGGTTCTCGACCCGTTCGCGGGAGGTTCAGTAAGAGGAATCGTTAGCAGTCTCCTAAAGCGTAATTACTTAGGAATCGACCTTAGAACGGAACAGGTCGAAGCTAATAAAAGCCAGACTAGTTTAGGGGATAAAGACTATCCTCCTCGCTGGCTCGCCGGCGATTCGGGAAAGGTACTCGATACCTTAGGCGAAACCGAAGCGGACTTAGTCTTCTCCTGTCCGCCTTATTTCGACTTAGAAGTCTATTCGGACGACCCCGGCGATATATCGGCTATGGACTGGGACGACTTTTGTTCCGCTTATTACTCGATTATCCGTAAATCCTGCGACAGATTAAAAGACGACCGTTTCGCAGTCTGGGTAATCGGAGAAGTAAGAGATAAAAACGGATTTATCCGAGGACTTATACCGGAGACTATAGAAGCCTTTAAAGCCGCCGGTCTTAATTATTATAATAACGGGATAACGCTCGACCCTCAGGCTACCGCCGCTCTTAGGGCTAACCGCTTCTTTAGTTCAGGTAGAAAGCTCGTGACCGTACACCAACACTTTATGGTTTTCGTAAAGGGAGACCCTAAAATAGCGACTAAATACTGTAACGCTGGAGAGGAAGATAATGACCGAAACGAACTCTTCGAATAGCGCGGTTATTCGCTGCGCCTGCGGTTCCTGGATTATCGCCGGCTTACCCTGCGCTATCTGCTACCTAATAGAGACCAGAAAAAAATGATAGAGCTAGGCTTCTGGGGCGGAATCCTTATCGGAATCTTAATAGGAAGGCTCTTATCCTTATGGTTAGATTAAGTAAAAGTTATCCCCATAAGTTATCCCCAGGCGTCCCCAGGCTGGGGAGACTCGCCCATTATCTCGCGTATATCGGGTCAATACAGAAGTCTAGGGTACGCTCCGACCCGGAACGCTGGGCCGCAAGGTTAGCCCGAAGCGTTATCGGCTCGGTGCTATCGGCCGTTCTGTGCTTTAGCCCTGTAGAGGCCTTAGCAGTGGAGAATGAAGTTATTAAATTCCAGACTTACGCAGGCTCTCTTCTTACGCCTTTAGAGTTCTCTTCTGCTCTTACTCTCTGGACTAAAGAAAGTAATTGGAATCCTAAAGCTAAAAACGGAAGTCATTACGGTATCTGCCAGGGACGCAGTAAGTACCTTATAAAAGCTAACTATAAACAACAGATTCGTTGGTGTATCTCTTACGCCTTTAACCGATACGGTTCAATAACTAAAGCTTTAGAGCACTGGAAGGTTCATAAATGGCACTAAACCGTAAGAGCATGGGAACTTACCAGTGGAAGCAACAGAGATTAAGAGTTCTCCAGCGTGACGGTTATGTCTGCGCATACTGCGGTAATGAAGCCACAGCAGTAGACCACGTCGTGCCTGCCGTAAAAGGTGGTGATGATAGCCTCGACAATCTTGTGGCCTCATGTAAGCCTTGCAACAGTCGTAAAGGGGCTTCTAGCGTTTTTTTAGGGGACACCTCTACCCCCTCTGCCTTTCCCGACAATCTACGCGTAAAAGACATTCGAGACAGTCCGGACAAATCGGACATCAGTCCAGATGAAACCGTATCGGTCGAAGACCTGGCCGAACCGATACCGATTAGCAAGGGGACTAGAAATAAAAAGCCTCTTATCGGAAAAACCGAGCCTCGAATTAGTAGTCCAGCTTTAAAGGGAAAATCCTACGGCGAAGAATTCGCGGAGTTTTCAGAAAAATGCGGTTATCCGCTTTTACCCTGGCAGAAATATGTCTCGACCGATTTTCTAACTTATGACGACGACGGAATGTTTATTCGAAAGACCGTCGGGATTCTGGTCAGCCGGCAACAGGGTAAGACTTTTCTCGCGGCTCTTCGTATCCTTTTCGGCCTCTTCGTTTTAGGGGAAATGAATATCGTCGCTATGTCTTCTAACCGTTCCATGGCTCTCGATACCTTTAGACGCTGTGTTTCTATTATCGAGAAGAACGAATTCCTTAGAGACCAGGTTCTCCTAAATAGAGGGACGGTCGGAAAGTTCGGTTCTGGGAACGAATGTATCGAGCTAAAAAACGGAGCCCGTTACGAGATAGTCGCCGCGACTCGCGACGGAGCACGCGGCAAATCTGCGGACTTGCTATTTATCGACGAACTTCGCGAAATCTCGGAAGAGGCGTGGAAAGCCGCTAAACCTACGACTCGCGCGCGAGCTAACTCTCAGACGATTTTAGTAAGTAATGCCGGTGACGCTTTCTCGACCGTTCTTAACGATTTACGCGACCGCGCTCTCTCGTATCCTGCTAAGTCTTTAGGCTGGTATGAATACTCCGCGCCTCAGCACGCTAAATTGACCGACCGCGACGCTTGGGCCGCTTCGAACCCTGCGCTCGGTTATACCGTGACGGAAGAAGCTATTGAAGAAGCTCTAAGTACCGATACGCCGGAAACTTTTCGCACAGAAACATTGTGCCAGTGGATTAGCTCACTTTCGTCGCCTTGGCCTATTGGCGTTTTCGAAGATTTAGGAGATACTTCGCTAGTTTTAGGCCCCGGCCCCTCTACCTTCTTTGCTTTTGATGTAGCGCAGTCGCGAAGAACCGCTTCTCTCGTAATGGGGCAGATGACCCCGGACGGAGAAAAAATAGCCGTTCGAATTCTGGATTCCTGGAAGTCTTCGGTCTCTCTAGATGAATTAAAGATAGCGGCGGACATAAAAGGCTGGTGTGATATTTACATGCCCCGCCAGGTCTGCTTTGACCATTACGCCACGGCTACGATAGCTAAACGGTTAGAAATCTCCGGCGTTAAAATGGTAGATGTCTCAGGGCAACAGTTTTACCAAGCCTCGATGGATTTATTAGACGCTATGGTTTCCGGCCGTCTCGTTCACGACGGGGATATGAATTTAATCAGTCAGATGAACGCCTGTGCCGCTAAAACAAATGAAGCTTCTTGGAGAATCGTTCGCAGACAGAGCGCGGGAGATATTTCGGCTCCGATTTCGCTAGCTATGTTAGTAAATCAGATGAACCTCCCGCCTTCGGTAGCCATGATTTATGCGGGGTGACGCGCCGAAGAGTTTAATGTCGTGTTTGCCCGGTTTCGGACTATTATCCCGCTATGGGAATTTTTTCTGCGTTACGGCTGGTCAAGGATGAACCCGACACGCTCAAAAATCAGTACGCGCCCGCGATTATGGACGCTCCCTACGGAATGTCTTATTGGAATAATAACGGTTTAGGAATCGGCGATGTCGCCGTAGATATTGTTTCCGCTATGCAGGTTCCGACAGTAGCAAAATGCAGAAATTTAATTTGCGGTGTAATCGGAGGAATTCCTCTTGAACTTTATAAAAAATCTACGGGAGAAGAATTAGGTTCTCCGGTTTGGTTAGAGCAACCGGATATTAGACAACCGCGTTCTGTAACAATCGCTTATACAGTTCAATCTTTATTATTTTCACAGGTCGCATATTGGGAAGTCACAGAAGTTTATAAAGATGATGGACGCCCGGCGCGTTTCGCCTGGGTACAGAACGAACGCGTTACGGTGAAACTTAATCAGTATAATACCGAAGTCGATTATTACATGGTTAATAATGAACGGCGTCCGATGTCAGGCGTAGGAAGTTTAATTACATTCCAGAGCCTCAACCCGGCGGTGCTTACTACCGGAGCGAGAACTATTCGCGCGGCTTTAGATTTAGAACGCGCGGCCTCCGTAGCGGCGGCCACTCCTATCCCTTCCGGATATATAAAAAATAATGGTGCGGATTTACCCGAAGCTCAGGTTCAGGGCTTATTAGCTTCCTGGAAATCTGCGCGACAGAATAGAAGCACGGCTTACTTAACTTCAACTTTAGATTATGCCGTTACTTCGTTTTCTCCTAAAGACATGATGTACGACGACGCGATTCAAACTTTATCAACACAAATTTGCCGCTTAATGAATGTTCCCGCGTACATGGCTAGCAGTGACGCCAATAAATCTATGACTTACCAGAATATCTTAGACGCACGAAAAGAATTCTTCGCATATACGCTCGCGCCTTATGTCTGCGCGATTGAAGACCGACTTTCTATGAACGATATAACCGCCGCCGGAAATTCTGTCCGTTTTGCCGTAGATGAAACTTTCCTTCGGGTCGACGCTACTACTCGTTTAAATACTATCGAAAAAATGCTTTCGCTCGGTTTAATAACTTTAGACCAAGCGATGGAAATGGAAGACCTATCACCGAATGGAGACCAAAGTTGAAACTTACATTTAGCGCGGCGATAGAAGCGGCAGATAGCGAACGCCGAATTATCTCCGGTAAAATTATGGAATATGGAGCTACTGGACACACTTCGGTTGGCCCCGTCGTATTCGAAAAAGGTTCTATCGCGATTCCTGCGGCTAACCGTATTAAATTATTAGCGCAACACGAACCTAATAATCCTATCGGTCGCGCGCAATCTTTTAGCGCGGACGGTAATTATGTTTTCGGTACTTTTAAAATTTCTAATAGCAGTAAGGGAACAGATTATCTCACGCTCGCGTCGGAAGATTTAGTTTCTGGCCTTTCGGTTGGAGTAGAAGTTATAGCTTCTATTCCGAAAGATAATTATCTTTTAGTTACTGCCGCTAAATTGGTCGAGGTTTCCTTAGTGGAATCTCCGGCCTTCGAAAACGCAACAGTCACTAAAGTTGCTGCTAGCGAAAGCGAAACAGTAGAGGCAGGAAGCTCGACCAGCACGACGACTATAACAACCACCGTAACAACCACCGAAACAGAAAGTGAGGATGTCATGACGACAGCCCCAGAAAATACAGCCCCAGAAACTGCGGCAGAGGCTCCAGTCGTGGACGCCGCACGCCCTACGACCGCAGTTCCTTACAACGCTCTTGATAGTCAGAGAGTGCGCCACGGAATTACTAGCTCAGGCCGTTACCTGCAACACAAGATTCTCGCCGCTCAGGGCAACGACGAATCTAAGTTGTGGATTACTGCCGCAGATGATTTTTCTTCTGCCGGTCTAGGTTTTACTCCTACTCAATATCTTCGCGATATTGTTACAACTTCTAACTTCGGTCGTCCAGCAGTTGACGCCGTAGATAAGCAAGCACTTCCGGCCTCAGGAATGACAATTAACCGTCCAAAATTCACCACTTACCCAACCGCAACAGTTGAAGCGGAAGGCGGAGCGGTAGCTAATACCGACGCCGTTTCCGAATATCTATCGGCTACAGTTTCAAAGTATAGTGGAATGCAAACCCTTAGTGTGGAATTGCTAGAACGCTCCGACCCAGGATTTTTTGACGCAATTACACGCCAACTTGAATTGGCATACTTAAAGGTGACAGACGCCGCAGTGATTACGGCTCTAACTTCTTTCGGAACTGCCGGAACTACGAATGTAACTGCCGACGCGGCGGGAATTATCTCCTTCATTTCTACGGAGTCTCCTCTCTGCTATAGCGGTTCTTCTTTCTTCGCTAAGAATTATCTCTGCGGTTCTTCACAGTGGAGTTTGCTTCTCGGAAGCACAGATACCACGGGACGACCAATTTTCACGGCCAACCAACCCATGAATGCGGCGGGAACTTCTTCCGTTAGCTCTATTAAGGGCAATGTCCTTGGACTTGACCTTTATGTAGATAAGAACGCAGTTAGCACGACGATTGATAACTCCGCGTTTATTATCGCTCCAGAAGCCTTTACAGTCTTCGAATCTCCTACCGCTTACATGAGCGTGAATGTTGTTTCAAACCTTCAAGTTCAAGTTGCTATTTATGGCTATATGGCCACAATGGGCAATATTGCAGCCGGTATCCGTCGCTTCAATATCGCGTAACTAAGCCGCTTACAGGGCTAGGAGGCCCTGGCCCTGTAAGCCTTTAGAGTTAGGAAAAATAATGGCAGCGACCTTCGTAACCGAAGCCGAACTAAGGTCAAACCTTGGAATCGGGACGCTTTATTCATCAGCGACCGTTGAAGAAGTCTGCCAGACTGCTCAGGATTTAGTTAATTCTTATCTCTGGTATAACAGGGCTCCGGTAGTTTCTAGCGGTATTACTTCTAATGTAGCCACGCTAGTAGTAGCTTCTCCCGGAATTTTTGTTCTAGGCCAGTCTGTTGCAATTTCTGGCTGTGGAGCTACTTATAACGGAACTCGTACTATTACAGGAACCGGGCCTTATACCGTTACTTCGAATAATTTATTTATGGCTTTTCCTTATAATTATCCTCGAGGCTATTCGTTTCTTCAGTTTTCTATAACTGCGGCGGACGAAGCTCAGCATTTAATTTTGCCGTACGGTGCTATGACAGGGCCAGACCATAAAAGCGAAACTTATGCGCAAACTCCGGCCGTTAGAGAGGCCGCGATGATGTTGGCTGTTGACATCTGGCAGGCTCGACAGGTTTCGCAGACCGGCGGAGTATCGGTCGACGGATTTACCCCGAATCCTTATCGCATGGGTAATAATTTAATCGGCAAGGTGCGCGGATTGCTTGCGCCTTACGGCTCTCCGAATTCGATGGTGGGATAATGCCTACCGCGCTAACTACTCTTCGCTCTACTATCGCGACCGCTCTAGCTAACGCTGGAGTCTGGAGTACCTTTAGTTATCCGCCGGCGACGATACTTGCCAACTCTGTAATTGTCGCGCCTGGAGACCCATATCTTACGCCGTCTAATAACTCTCAGAATTCGATTAACCCTCAGGCGAATTTTAAAATAATTATGACCGTTCCCATGTACGACAACCAAGGCAACTTAGCCGGGATAGAAGACACTCTTGTGGCGGTCTTTAATAAACTAGCGAATTCGTCGCTGGTCTTTAATGTTGGTTCCGTATCTGCTCCTTCGGTTTTAAACGCGGAGTCGGGTGCGTTATTAACGACAGATTTACAAATAACCGTTCTAACAACCTGGAGCTAAAATGAGCACAAAAGAAGAAGATTTAGCGTGGCTAATCAAGACCGGTCAGGTCAGCGAAACCCCTAACGCTAAAAAACCGGAACCGGCTACTATCGAAAAAGAGGAAAAGTAATGGCAATTTATTTAAATAATAATGTGGGGGTAAAGCTTGCCACGGCGGCCGCGCCTACCGTTCCGTCTATCGACATCTCTAGTTATGTCACAGGCGTAACTCTTACACAAATCGTTGACGAACTTGAAGTCACAGCTATGGGTGACACCGCACATAAATTTGCTGCGGGATTGCAGGCGGCTACGCTTACTATAGATTTCTTAAACGACTGGGCTTCATCTCAGACTATGCAAACTCTAAACGCGGCTTTCGGGACTACCTTAGCCGTTTCTATGATTACTAAGAAGGGAACCGCAGTCGGAGCAGACAATCCTTCTTATCAGTTCTCTATCTTGGTAAATAATTTAACGCCTGTAGGTAACGGCGGAGTAGCAGACGAAGCGACTTCTAGCCTTAGCTTTACAGTTAATACCGCAGTAACCGTATCTCCTTCCGTCGCGTTCTAAGGAAAAAAAATGGCTAGCCTGAAAATAACTAGGGCCTCCGGGGAGGCTACGACTCATAAAATCACACCAGCTATTGAATACGCTTTCGAACAACAGTTTAAATGCGGAATTCATAAGCAATTTAGAGACCAGGAACGGCAGGGCGACATCTATTGGTTGGCCTGGGAATGCCTTCGTCGCGCAGGAATTACGATTCCGTTATTCGGAGATGAATTTCTTCGCGATTTAGAGGCAGTCGAGGTAATAGACGACGAAGACCCAAAAGGATAGACCGGGACAGTTTCACCTATCTAGTGGCCTCACTAGCGGTGGAGCTTAGCATTTCTCCGGCTCAGGTCTTAGAAATGGATTCGCGAATGTTCCAGGCAGTTTTGCAGGTATTAAAAGACAGAGCGGAAGGAATGAAGCGTGCCCGTAAAGGTCGAAGGTCTCCGTGAAACCCGTCGCGCGCTCGCTAAGTTCGCCCCGGATTTAAAAAAAGAAGTGGATAAAGACGCTCGCGACCGCCTAAAATTTATGGTTAAAGAGGCGCGCGGATTTGCTCCGTCGACTCTGCCTAGAAATCTACACGGATGGGCTATTACTACTAAAGGCCTAAAGATTACGGCGCAGACTTCCGCTTTTTCTTCGCGAACTTTTCCGCTATATCAGGCCGGAGAAGTTAAGGCCGGAATCGCTTACGATACGGGTTTTAGTCGCGCTAATAAATACGGGTTTCGTTCCCTGTACGAACTGCGTAATAAATCGGCGGCCGGAGCTATTTACGAACTAGCCGGAAGAATTAACCCGGAAGGTCTGCCCTGGGTAGGCCCTACCGCGTCTCCGACAAATAGGACGGTTTCTAAATCCCGTAACCCTAAAGCGGGTCAACATTTTATCGACGCTATAGATAGACAGGATAATCAACGACAGATTCGCGGTAAGAAGGAAGGTCGCCTTATCTTCCGTACAGTCGAGAACGATAACGGTAAGTTTATTAGCTCGGTAATCGCGGGAATGAAAAAAGTAGAAGCGGTAACTCAGGGACGACTAGACGCGATAAAAGCTTTTGGGGGTGAACGATAATGGCTATAGCGATTAAGTTTTTAACAGAGTTTGACGGTAAAGCCCTAGCTAAAGGCGAAAAAGGTTTAAAGTCTTTCGCGACTTTGGCGAAGAAAGTCGCCGGAACTTTAGGCGTCGCTTTATCCGCTAGGGCGGTAGTTAACTATTCTAAGAACGCAGTTAAAGCTTTCGCGGCGGACGAAAAAGCCGCTAAATCTCTAGGCCAGACTTTAAAAAATACTGGAAACCTAGTAGCAGGTAAAGGCGCGAATAGCTTTATCGACCAGCTACAGAGAGCCACAGGCGTGGCAGATGACCAGCTTAGGCCGGCTCTCCAGTCGTTACTAAACAGTACCGGCGATTATACGACCAGCACAAAAGCTTTAAATTTAGCCCTAGATATAAGTGCCGGAACTACTAAAGATGTCGGCACAGTCTCTGCCGCGCTTGCTAAAGCCTATGCGGGTAATACTACGGCTTTAGCTAAATTAGGAACCGGGTTATCAAAGGCGACTTTAAAAACCGGCGATATGGCTCAGATTACCGAAACGCTTCAAAGGTTATTCACGGGTCAGGCAGGAATAGCGGCAGAGACTTACGCCGGAAAAATGGAACGCCTACAGATAGCGACCTCGGAAGCTAGCGAGACTATTGGAGGTGCTTTAGCACAGAGTTTCGTTATCCTGGCAGGTACGAACGAAATCGGAACTGCGACGAAACAGATAGACGATTTAGCCGACTCTATCGCGAACTTAACGGTCGGTTTCGCGGACTGGTTTGCCGTTAATAATAAAGCTTTCGCTAAATCTATAGCAGAGACTTTCGGAGGAGCCGGCGGCGACCTTTCCGCTTTCGAAGATTCTTTCCTGGGTAAAATTATGAATCGGGGCAGAGGATTAAGAGCTGCCGTTCCGTTAGGAACCGCGCCTACTTATAACCAAGTCCAGGCTCAGAAAAACCTAGATAAAATCGAAAAGGATAGAATCGCGCGCGAAAAGAAATTCGCCGCAGACGCTAAAAGAGCCGCAGACGCTAAAATAAAAGCCGATAAAAAAGCGGCCGCCGATAAAAAAACCCTAGCTAAAGGTAACGCGCTTTTCGAGTTAGAGCAGATAGGAATTGCCGCCGCTTTAAAAATGTCTATAGATAAAGATACGCGCCTTCGCCTAGAACTCCTACAGGCTATTCAGCTAGGGGACGCCGATTTAGTTCTTCAGAAAATGAAAGAGCTAGCCGACTGGCAGAAGAATTCGGATATGGCCCGTCTTTCCGGTCTTAAAACTATTTCGGAGGCTCAGCTTTCTGCGATAAATACTAGCCTTCTAACAGAACTAGCCGGAATAGATAAGCTAAAGATTTCAGACGCCGAAAAAGATGTTCTTCGTAACGAATCCTGGAAACGATATAACGACGCTATAAAGTACGCCGGAGGATTAGCCGCACTTAGTACCTACTCTCAGAAACTTCAAGACCAGGAACTCCTAATCCAGAGGCTCGCTTCGATTCGTAGTATCGCGGAAGCTCAGACCGCCGCCGATAATATAAAACAAGCCGCCTTAGAAAAGTATCTAGCGACTCTAGCGAAAGTTCCGGGAACTACTATTTCCGGAGAACCTCGAAACCCAGTTATCCCGGCCCCAGTTTTACCGGGGCCAGGCGTAGGAGGAAGAGGCGCGAGCGCGGGACAGGGTTCGACCTTCGGAACTAGCGCGCTTGACGATTTTATAACTATGGTCGAAGCCGAAACCGAACGAGGAATTCGCAGAAGCGCAGGAATCGGCGCGACTAACTACATGGCTCTCCCTCCAGGTTTCGCTAGCGTCGACGAATATAATCGCGAGAGTTCAGGAAACCGAGGAGGAACCGCCGGAACCGTAGTAGTTAATGTTAACGCTGGAGTCGTAGGCGGCGAAGACTTAATTACTAACGCAGTCCAGAACGCGTTAAACGAAATCGCTAGACGCGGTTATTTAACGACTTACGCCGGAGCGATTGCCAGCTAATGACCGTTCCTATTCTTAACGCGACTATAAATTTCTCGACCGGCCCCGCCTTCGCGCAGGCTATGATTTTAGATTCCGGAATTCTCGGAACTAATATCCTGGCCGACTCTGCCGCCGTTATAGTAGATGTTTCGAATCAGATTAACGAAATTAAAATCCAGCGAGGAAGAAACGCGCAGTCCGACCAGTTTCAGACGGGAAGCCTAAGTCTAAGAATTGTCGACCAGACCGGTGACTTCAATCCAATGAACACGGCGGGGCCTTACTACGGCCTTCTCGACCCCATGCGTAAGGTTACGATAACCGCTACTTCTGGAGCTACCACTTATCCGTTGTTCGCGGGATATATAACCGGGTATTCGACGACGACTCCGTTAAACGCGGTAGATGTCGTCTATACCACAATCACGGCCGTTGACGCTTTTAGACTCGCGCAGATGGCGCAGATTTCTACCGTAACGGGAGCGAGCGCGGGAGATTTATCCGGAACTCGTATTAACCAGATTCTCGACCAAATTTCCTGGCCTGCGTCCATGCGCGATATAGACGCAGGTTTGACGACTATGCAGAATGACCCCGGAACGGCTCGAACTTCTTTAGCCGCTATGACCACTATTGAACTCAGCGAATATGGCGCGCTATATGTAAACGCTAGCGGCTCTTTTGTGTTTCAGGATAGAAGCGTAACTGCGGGGTCGGTATCCGGAACGGCGGTCGATTTTAACGAAGGCGGCGTAGGAATAGCTTACGCTAACGCTATCTGGGTTTTAAATGATGTTTTAGTTTATAACTCCGCGCAGATAACCCGAACAGGCGGAACGACTCAGACGGCGATAAATCAGCCTTCAATAGACCTTTATTTCGTCCATTCTTATAATCAGCAAAATATGATGATGGAGACAGACGCGGTCGCTTTAGATTACGCGCGAGCTTATATCGCTAGCCGCGCCGCGACTTCCGTTCGCTGTGACGCCATTACCCTCGACTTATACACAGAAAACTACGACGCGGGAGTAACGGCCGCGCTTTCCCTAGATTACTTCGACCCGGTCAGTATTACGACGACCCAGCCGGGAGCCTCTTCTTTATCGAAGACCCTCCAGGTTTTCGGGGTAGCGCATTCTATTTCACCGAATTCCTGGAAGACTACCTTCACGACGCTTGAACCTATTATTGACGCGTTCATTTTAAATAACGCGCTCTACGGAATTCTCGACTCGAGTGTTCTATCATATTAACTAGATAAGGAGTAAGACATGGCCGCAGGACTTGGATTTAAAACATTTACCACCGGGGAGGTGTTAACTGCCGCCGACACCAACGGGTATTTAATGCAAGGCGTTTTAGTTTTTGCTTCTGCCGCCGCTCGTAACGCCGCAATCACTTCTCCTCAGGAAGGACAGTTTGCTTATACAAAAGACACTAACGGTCTGTGGTATTACGACGGAGCGGCTTGGGTAGCTTCGGGAGCGACTGGAGATATAGAAGGCGTAACCGCCGGCGTAGGAATTTCAGGCGGTGGAACTTCTGGCACTGTAACAATTACTAACGACATGGCTACGACAATAACGGCAAGCGGGGATATCGTAGTCGGTACTGGAAGCGGAACATACGATAACCTGCCTATCGGCACTACTGGCCAACTCTTAACGGCAGATACAACAGTTAGCCCGTATAAAGTTAAATGGGCTACGCCAACTGCAGCAGCAAGCGGTTTAACACTTATCAAGCGCGCTACAACCTCAGGAGCAGTAAATACAGGCACTACTTTTGATAGCGTTTTTTCTTCAACATATAAAACTTATCAAATAAATATAGAGCAATGGTATTCAGCCACTAGAGATGATGACGGGCTTTTTCAGTTTAGAAAAGCGGGGGCTACTGCAAGTAACGGAAACTATTGTGCCGCTAATGAATGGTCAGAATCCAACACAACAATTAATTTAAGTGTAACTAATGCCTCTGCTATTACAATTACAAAAGAATTAGGTGATTCTAGTTATCCTAGAACTTTTATGACAATTATGGTAACTCCTTCCGTAAGTCCAAATTCACCTTTAGGTTTTTTTAACGGTTCAGCAGGAGGCAGCAGCGGAATGATGCAACCAAGAGGTGCATTTTTTACTACTGCACAAACTGCGTCTGACGGCTTTATTTTATCCACAGCATCAAATATGACTTGCACAGTAGCAGTCTATGGATTGGCGGTTTAATAATGACAACAAAAGAAGAAATAATTGCAGCAATAAAGGCAGAAAATCCAACCTTGCGCGCAGGTA